GTACCACATTCTGGTATCCCACCCGAACGACGAAGAATATTCCACATACAGCCGCAATAAACATCGTAGAGTGCCTGCATCACAGGTGATCCACGGTTTCTTGAAGCTCCGCGCAGGGCAAACTAGGGGCGAACCTTGGATGGCCCCTGTAATCCCCGCGTTGAAACAGATCGGTGCATTGCGAGAAGCCGCTGTGATTAACGCCCGTGTGGGCGCGTCTAAGATGGGGTTCTTCACCTCTTCGGGCGGGGATGGGTTCGTTCCCGACGATTTAGACGGAGATGTACCCATTATGGACGCAGATCCTGGCACTTTCCACCAATTACCTACCGGAGTAGACTTCAAATCATTCGATCCAGCGTACCCATCGAACGAGTTTGAGGCGTTCCACAAGGTGGTAATGAAGGGTATTGCTGCTGGACTTGGTGTATCCTATACAGCCTTGGCCTCTGATCTTGAGGCAACCAGTTACAGTTCTATCCGTCAGGGGGCTTTGGAGGAGCGTGACAACTATAGAGGTATCCAGAAGTTCCTCGAAGATCACTTTATCCGTCCGGTATTTGAGTTATGGCTGCGCTCCTCTATGGAGTTCGGGCATGTCACGTTACCTACATCTACTTTTGATAAGTTCTCTGGGGCCGCCACCTTCCGCGCTAAAACTTGGTCTTGGGTTGACCCAGTGAAAGAGATGAATGCTGCGGTTACGGGGCTTCAACACGGTGTCCTCAGTCTGCAAGATGTCTCAGAGCAGTATGGTAAGGACGTTGAGGAGTTGTTGGCGCAGATCAAGAAGGACAAAGAACTTGCGCAACAGTTTGGTATTAGCTATGCTCTAGAACCATACGGAGCTAGTTTTTCACAGGTGGAGCCAGAGGTTAGCAAAGATGACTGAAGTAACAGTTGAAGATCTGCTGAAGGATCACAACAAAGGAGAGCGATCTTTCCATGTGAAAGCAGCTCCAATTAACGAAGAGAAGCGCACTGTGGATATTGCTATCTCCAGTGAAGAGCCATACATGCGCTACTTCGGGAATGAAGTTTTAGGCCACAAGAAAGGTGAAATCGACATGGATTTCCTTTCTTCAGGCCGCGCACCTCTGCTACTGGATCACGATCCAGAGAAGCAGATCGGTGTTATCAAATCTGTAGAGTTGGATGAGGAGGGCGGTAGACTCCGCGCTAAGGTACGCTTTGGAAAAGGCGCACTGGCTCAAGAAGCCTTTACGGACGTTGTGGACGAGATCAAAGCCAACATTTCCGTTGGTTATGAGGTTCATGATATGACATTGGTTGGCAAGGATGGCGACGATAACACTTATCGCGTCAATAATTGGCGACCTGTTGAGGCAAGTTTGGTATCTATCCCCGCTGATGTGACAGTTGGCGTTGGTCGGTCTGGCGAGGCTCCGAAACCCCCCGAAACTGAAATTAAACAAGAAATTGAGGAAAAGAAAATGTCTGAAGAGATTAAGACACCTGAAATTGACGTTGCTGGTATCGAGGCTAAGGCTCGCAAGGCTGCCGAGAAAAATGCTGCTGAGATCATCGAACTTGGCGCTCGCCACAACCAAGGCGGTATGGCGCGTGAGTTTATCGCCTCCGGTAAGTCGGTTGACACCTTCCGTGGCGCTCTGCTAGAGACCATCGGATCAGATACTGCGCTTGAGAACGGCGACATCGGCATGAAGAGTGAAGAGGTTAAACAGTTCTCACTGGTTCGCCTAATCAACGCTCTGGCCAACCCCAGCGATATGCGTTCACGCAAGGCTGCTGAGTTTGAGTTTGAGTGTACCAACGCTGCTGCGGATAAGTTCGCGGGTGAGCCACAGGGTGTTATTCTCCCTGCTGACGTACTCCGTTCTTGGAAGCGTGACCTGAACTCTGCGGATGATTCTGCAATGTTCGGTGATGACTACCGTGGGGAGTCCTTCATTGACGTGCTTCGCAATAACTCTTCTGTTATGCAAGCAGGCGCACGTACTTTGAGCGGCTTGACTGGCGATGTTGTCATTCCTAAGAAAACTGCTGCTTCTTCTGCTGGCTGGATTGCTACTGAGGGTGGCGCAGCGAGTGAGAGCGAGTTCACAGTTGGAACCGTCAGTTTGACTCCTAAGCAGATCGGCGCATTCACTGACATGACCCGTCAGCTTCGCCAGCAGTCTTCTATGGACGTTGAGAACATGATCCGTGATGATCTTGGTCAGGCAATTGCTCTGGCTATCGATCTTGGCGGTCTGGAAGGCACTGGTGCGGATGGCCAGCCTACTGGTCTGTTGAACCAAGCTTCACTGACTAAGGTAACAGCATGGGCTGCTGCTAACCCAACTTTCGCAGAGGTTGTTACTCTCGAAACTGCGGTTGCAGACGCGAATGCGTTGATGGGTAACCTGTCATACATCTGCCCAACCAACATGGTTGGCGCAATGAAGACTACTGAGAAGGCTTCTGGTACTGCTCAGTTCTTGACTGACGGGAAAGGGCTGAACGGCCATCGTTTGGTTTCTTCCAACCAAGGTACCGCAGGTAATATGTACTTCGGTAACTGGAACGATCTGCTGCTAGGCTTCTGGTCTGGTCTGGATCTGTTGGTTGACCCTTACAGCCTGTCTAACACTGGTTCTGTTCGTGTTAATGCGTTCCAGACTTGTGATGTAGCTGTACGCCACGTTGAGTCCTTCGCTTACGGCAACGACACAGCGTAGTAGAGGTTAGGTGAAAATAGGGTGGGGGTTTCGGCCCCTGCCCTTTTAACTGGAGTTTTGCATGAAATACAAAGTATTGAAAGACGTGGTTGTCAACGGGGTAGCCCATAAAACGGGTGTCACTGTTGAGATTACGCACGACAAAGTACATCGTTTAATTATGCTTGGGTATCTTGACCCTGTTAAGACTCGCAATAAACGACAAACAAAAGTGGTTGAAGCAGCTTATCAGGAAGATCCTGTAGATGCTTGATCCTATTGCTGATTTAGAGCAATTATTCGCTAATGACTTCTCTATTGCTGCAACATACAATAGCGGCACTGTGCGTGGTATCTTTGATAACCAGTACAGTTCTGTTGATGCTGGGGGAGAGGTAGACTTCGCCTCCAGTGACCCGACTTTTAGTTGTAAAACCTCTGATGTGAGTGCTGCGGTTGAGGGTGAGACGATCACCATCAGCGGCACAAACTACACGATCAGAGAGGTCATGCCCGATGGTACAGGTATGACTGAGTTGGTGCTTGAGGAACAATGAGTCACGTTCGTAAACAGATCCGAGATGCGGTAGCCACTAGGGTTACAGGACTCACGACCACTGGGACAAACGTGTTCCAGAGCAGAACGTACTCTCTCAGTAACGACAAGTTGCCCGCACTGACCATCTACACCAAGGAAGAATCCTCCGATATAGTCAATATGTCGCGTGATCTAAGGCGCACATTGTCGATTGTTATTGAAGGCTACGCGAAAGCCAGCTCATCACTTGATGATACACTTGACACCATTGCTGCGGAGGTGGAGGCTGCTATGGGCAGCGACCGAGACCTTAAAGGCGTTGGGAAGATCATATCCGTGTCTGGCACAGAGATCGACTTCGCAAGCGGGGATTCAGAAAAACCCGTTGGTGTTGTTCGCTTAGGTTATGATATTATTTACGTTACTTCAGGGAGTGACCCTGAGACGGCACTATAGGAGCAATTGCAATGAGCCAAACACACGGTACTGAAGGTATTGTTAAAGTAGACACCAACACTCTCGGAGAAGTAGTCAGTTTTGATATTGATCGGAGTTCTGATCTGATTAAGACGAATACGCCAACCCTCGGCACACCCGACCCTTGGGCCACTCACAGCGCTGGCGAGAAGTCATGGTCTGGTACACTGACTTGTGTGTTTGACTTCGCTGATACCGCACAACTTGCGCTGGACATTAACGCCACGGTTGCACTTGAGTTGTACCCACTAGGTGAGACCACTGGCGATATTAAGTTGTCCGGTGATGCCATTGTGAACAGCGCCCCTATCTCCAACAGCCTTGGGGACACAGTGCAAGCTACGTTCTCGTTCCAAGGTACTGGTGCGCTGACTGAAGCGGCAGTGAGCTAGCATGGGGCTTCTTGATTTAGTAGAGAAACGATCCTCTGACCGCGCCCCTACTCCACGAGAAGTGGAGGGGGTCGAGAAGGCCATTTATGCTACGCCTCTCTCAGTAAAAGAGATGTCCAAGTTGCAGAAGAAGCATGGGGACTTCCTCGGTACCGACAACGACGAGGCACTGGTTGACCTCATCATTATGAAGGTTCTGGATGAAGCAGGAGACCCTGAGTTCACGGTTGCACACAAACCGATGCTCATGCGAGAGGACAGCCTGTTCATTCGTCGAGTTGCTGGGGCAGTATTGCAGACTGAGGACGACCCAAAAAACTAGCCAATGACTTGCTACGATACGGACTATTCCAAGTAGCAAGTCATTTGCGTACCCCCGTTTACCTGCTGGACGATATGCCCTATACTGAATACCTAGAGTGGTTTGAATACTTTAGGTTAGAGGAAGAGAGACATGCCAGACAAGATTGAAACGATAATCACGGCCAAGGATGAAACCAAGGCCGCGCTCAACTCCGCAACCAACAACCTCAAGAAGTACGAAAACGCGCATAATAACGCGATGAAGAAAGGTGCCAAGCACCGTACTGTAACTAGACAGTTGCGAGCGCAGTTTGGTCAACTTGGTTATCAGATTCAAGATGTCGCGGTTCAGATGCAGATGGGAACCAATGTTATGATGGTTCTCGGTCAACAGGGGTCTCAGATGGCCTCAGTGTTTGGTTCTGGTGGCGCAATCATTGGTGCCTTCATTGCGGCCGGCGCGGCTATCACTTCAGTGCTTATCCCAGATTTGTTCGCTGGTGGTAAGGCATTAAAAGAATTCAAAACCAACCTAGAAGAGTTACGGGCTACATTCAACGAAGGTCTCAACGCCGACACTGCTTTGTCTGGGATGCAAAAACTGATCGACAAAGGGTTGGATTTTGAGATAAAAGACATTGATAAGAAAATAAAGGCTGCTGAAAAAGAGCTAAACTCCTCTATGAGGGTTTTGCGGGATGCTTTTACCACTGATGATGTAGTCATCACCCTCGATCTCCTTAGCCCATTCACTTCGGGGAAAGAGAAAGCCGCCAGTATACGTAAAGAACGTTTAGAGGACATCGAAGCCGCGAAGCGTCAGGTTATTGCGAACGAGACCCTGCTTGAGGTACTGAAACAACAGAAGAGGGTTCAAGCGGAAAAGAAGGCTACCACCCAGTTCGGGGGGAAATCAGCAATAGATGCTGAGATGGAGGCCGAACAGGCCCACCTCGATGCTGTTGGGAAGGCGAATAAAGAAGCAACCAAAGAAGCAAAAGATGCTGCCGCTGAGAAAGAAAAACTCCGAGTCAAATACGAGAGGTTCGGTGCTACTGTCTCTAAGACCCTTGATCCGATGCTCGCCCACCAAGAGAGAATGCGTGAGCTTACCGAGGCACGTAGACGAGATACGATATCTTTAGAAGTCTTTAACGCAGCAACAGACAAGTCTCGCGCGACAATGGAGGCAATGATTGACGCGCAAGATCCACAGTTAGCTATGCTGGACGCAATCTCCGAGGCTGTTGATGATGTTCCTTGGAGTACATACACCGCAGATCAGCTTAAGGCAGTTGAAGCTATCAGAGACGCGCAAGACCCTATGCGAGCGCATAACAGGTATGTTGAGGAGCTGAAAGTCCTCGTTAAAGACGCTGGACTTACTGAACAAGAGTTTGCCGCTGCCGTTAAAGCCTCCCATGATGCTTTGATGGAGAAGAACGAGGCGTTAGATCCACAGTTAGCTATGTTGGACGCAATCTCCG